AAAACAATACATAACCTATGGTTGTAGACAAATATGTTAGCAGGTGTTTGGACGTGGGTTCGACTCCCACCGGCTCCATTAATGTTTTACATTGTTTTGTAAATCTTTCTAAAACGTTGTTTTTACAACGTTTTTTATTTTATTCTTTGGTATTCCTTTGTATTCCTTTTTACAAAAGGGATACAACAAAGGATACAACATTCCGTTGTATCCTTAAAAATCTATATATTTTGCAAAGCGTTCTCCGATATCGTCCTTTGCTTGTGTTGTGATATGAGTATAGACATTCATGGTTGTCTTTAAATCAGTATGACCAAGACGATATTGAACTTGTTTTAATGTCATTCCAGCATCAAAACACAAACTAGCGTGTGTATGTCTGAAACCGTGAATTCTAATCGGACGTAGCTTGCTATCTTTCAAAATACTAAGCAACCATTTTCTTGGTAAGCTAGTAGGAATTGGTTTACCAAATTCATTCTCAAAGATATATCTTGTTCCTGGATTTTTTTCTTTCCATTCTTTCAAGATATCTTGTGTAGTCTGATCCAAACTAATCAATCGTTTACTGCTAACTGTTTTAGTAGAGCCGATTTCTTCGCCCGTAAAACCTCTTGTAATAGCCTTGTTTATATCCAGAGTGTTATCGTTCCAGTCTTTCCATTCAAGTGCTAAAATTTCCCCTCTACGTGCTCCTGTGAAGGCTAAAAGACGAAAGAGGACTAACTTTTCTAAATCATCTGTCTTAGCAACCAACTTCATGAATGTTTTTAATTCATCCTTATTGTAGAAATCGCTCTTACTATCAACTTTCTTTCTAGTAGTAGCAACAACACTATCAACTGGATTGCTATCAATGTAACCATGCCTAATCGCATACTTAAAAACATTGTTCATGAGGCCTTTTAATTTACGACCATAGACCAGTTTTCGTGACCACTCATTCACTTGTTCTTGCATTTGAAGAGGAGTAATACTACCTATCTTTCTATCTCCCAAAGCTGGATAGATATGATTCTCGAAGTTCCTAGAAGTCTTTATATAGGTGCTATCTTGTACGGTCTCAGAGTATTCTTCTAACCACTTTTCAGAAATTTCCTTTACAGTCGTTTCCTTCTGGATTTCCTCTTCGTTCTCTAGATCATTTTGAAGTTGAAGTAGTGCTGCACGAGCTTTCCCTTTGGTTTCAAAACCTCTTTTTCTGGCATATTTACTTTTGCCATTTTCTTTTCCAATATAAACGGTGAAACCATAAGCAGTATCACCGTTTTTCTTTTTATAAGATTTAATTTCCACTGCTTTTCACCTCGGTTTTTGGTAATATGGGTATAAGAAAACGACCTTTTGAATGGTTGTTTCTTATACAGTGCATCCTCACATTTTTGCTTGCAGGCGAGTGTGGGGATTTTTTTATTTTAGATTTTTCAATAATGATATAATTTCTTCATTTTGTTTAATAATAATCTGATTTTGTTGAATTTGAACTTTTTCCAATGCGCCTGGTCCAGTTGCATTAATTATTGCAACTGTTTTGCTATTTAAAACATTACCAATATATGCAGCATGTTCCGGATATTTTTCAAGAATATCAATCATGTCATTTTCTTCAAAATAAGGGATTGCATCAGAATAGTATTTTTGTTTCTGTTGCTCTTCTTTTGAGGTTGTATTTTTAGCACCAAATAATCCCATTAAAAAACTCCTTTTAAATTTATTAACTACCCGTTAAACGATAAAACTCTTCTTGAATTATCTGTTCGCCCCAAGTGGTTGCGATTTTATGTCTTTCAGCAAACCTCAACCAATTGAATTCTGAAGGCTCACATTGAGACAGTTCTTCAGATATGAGATGACGAACCATGAATCGGTCTGCTTCATTTTCGTATTTATAAAGTAACCTTTTGTAATGCGCTGGGTTATGGTTTATATGCCCTAATTCGTGTAGGATAACCTCTTCTCGTTCTTCCTGGTTAAGATTGCCATTCACATAGATAGTCCGTTCATCTGGAAAATAGAAACCTCTACGCTCCCACATAGTTTCAGGAAAAAGATAGAGTGTGACCTGGTATTCATCTAGCAACTCACTCACTTTCAATGTCAGACACCCCCAAAGAGAGTTTAATGATCTGCGCAATCTTGTCTACATCTTCATCTGATAGTGGTTTCCCATCAAAGAGAACCACACGTTCACGAAGATTTGACAAATCAACAACACGGCCATCAGCAGTAGTGACAATTTCACTTGCCACATTAGGATTATCAGTACGACCTAGAAGATAATCAGTCGAAACATTAAAATATTCAGCAATTTCTTGAAGTCGTTCAGAATTAGGCGCCTTCTTTTTTAATGAATAAAAATAATTTGTACTATAACCTAAAGTTTCTTCTAGTTTTGACAAAGCAATTCCTCGCTTTTTAGCAAGTTCTTTGATTTTTTCAAACGTTGAAAACATTGTTAAATCAACCTTTCTACGCTTAACAAAAAATATTCTAGAAAAAAGTATAGAAAAGTGTTGACAAGCTCTATAAAAAAGTATAGAATATATATTGTAAAGCGAAATATGAAGCGAAAACAAAAGAGAAAAGACAAACTAAAAATAAAAGCTTTGGCGAGCGTTATGATTGGTTTAGAAAGTCCTTTGTTTGTGTTTTTCTTATACTTTGATTATAGACTTTAGTCTAGAAAAAGTCAAGAAATTCTATAAAAAAGTTTTCGCTTCGTGTTTCTCTAAAACAAGAAAGGAGTTATACATGAGCACTCAACACAAAAAGTGGAATGAACTTGTAAAACAAAAAATGGCTGAACGCAATTGGAATAATGCTGATTTAGCACAAGCAATTGGATTTAAGCGAACATCAAGCGTTATTACAGAATTATTCAACCTTGGCAAAGGTTCTGATGATTTGAAATTAAAAATTTCAAGAAAATTAGGAATATCAGAATCGTGGGGAAAATTTGAGGAGTAAAAAATGAACGAAATTTTTAATTTTCACGGACAGGAAGTCCGCACTATGACAATCAACGACGAGCCTTGGTTCGTTGGAAAAGATGTAGCTGACATCTTAGGATATAGCAAAGCAAGAAATGCAATCGCTCTTCACGTTGATGAAGATGACGCCCTAAAACAGGGCCTCACAGATAATCTTGGAAGAACACAAGAAACAATCATCATCAACGAATCAGGATTATACTCACTTATCTTATCTAGCAGACTACCACAGGCAAAAGAATTCAAGCGCTGGGTAACATCAGAGGTCTTGCCAGCCATTCGCAGACAAGGTGGTTTTATCCGTGATGACCTAGATGAAGATGCCTTCATTGCTCTATTCACTGGCCAGAAGAAATTGCGTGAGCAACAAGCTAGCATGATTGAAGATATCGACTATCTCAAGAATGAACAACCAATCCATCCAAGCTATGCTCAATCTCTTCTGAAGAAGCGTAAAGCTCGTGTTGTTGCTTGTCTTGGTGGAATCGACAGTCCAGCTTATGCAGACAAGACATTCGCCCAATCGGTCTTCAGACAAGCTGAGATTGATTTCAAAGATCATTTTAATATCAGTCGCTATGACTTACTTCCAAAGAAATTCGCAGAAGCAGCACTCGCCTATTGGATGACTTGGGAACCAAGCACCAATACTAAGATGAAAATCATGGAATTGAATGCATATAGCGCATAAAAAAAGCACCTGACAGAAGTCAGGCACTTATCAAAATATTCACTTACAGTATATCACAGAAAAGGAGGAAATACTAGTGGCAATAGAACTCTTTGGTAACGAATGGAAAGAAGAACTTTTTGAAGATTTAGTAAAACTTAACATCGAAGCCTTAAAAGAAGCCAATAGAAGAATCTCAAAACAAATAAATATGGTCTCTATCAAGGAAGTTATGGATGCAACTGGGTGGGGAAGAAAAAGAATTGAAGACTTTAGAGATCAAGGAAAATTCAGCTACCAACAAAATGTAAAAGGTGGCAAATGCTTATATGACTTGGATGATGTATTAAGATTCCAAAGTCAAATCATGAAACGAGGTTAAAAGAATGAACGAACCAAACATTTTGAGCCAATTATTTGGAGTATCACTAACATTTATCGGTATCTTTGCAATCATGCTTTTTACTTGTCGATATGAAGACAAGCAAGAAAAAAAACCAACGATCATCATTGAAGAAGCAGAGGATTTCAGAGAAGTCGCTCGAAGAAATCTAAAAAAATGTGATAGAAAATCAACTTACGACACGCAACCACCTGTTGGACTTTTATCGGACATCGATGATCTACCATCAGACTTGAAGATGTGTGTTGAAGATTATGACAGATTAGCAAATGACTACCAGGAAGAAACTCGCAACAATGATTCTTTAAGAAGACAAAATACTAATCTTTTGCAAGAAAACGGACGCTTACTATACAAAGAAATGACAATGGATTTTCGCAAAAACCAAAGGAAGTGGGGAGCAAGAGCATGACAGAGGTCTTCAAAAGTAAAGAAGGAGAGTAGCTATGTCTGAAATTAAATGGATTAAGATTACGACAGATATTTTTGATGATGAAAAAATTTGTCTTATCGATGCACTACCTGATCATGACGCTATTTTGGTTATCTGGTTTAAAATTCTAGCTCTTGCTGGCAAGCACAACCGAAATGGACTTTTGATGATGTCAGACAAAGTTCACTATACAGATGAAATGCTTGCTACTATCTTTAGAAGACCACTCAATACCGTGAGAATGGCTCTTGGGATTTTCGAGCAATTCGGAATGGTTGAAATCATTGATGGAATTATCGCTTTGCCAAACTGGGAGAAACATCAAAATATTGATGGTATGGAAAAAATCAAAACACAAACTAGGAACAGAGTTGCGAAGTATCGTGAAAAACAAAAAAATCTCGCATTAGGTAACGTTACATGTAACGTTACAGTAACGGAAAGTAACGCAACAGAAGAAGATAGAGATAAAGATAAAGAATTAGATAAAGATAAGAATATAAATAATCATAATAATGAAATTCAAATCATTGTCGATGAGTATCAATCTCGTATCGCACCATTAGACGGAACCCAATTTTCAATCATAAAAGAATTCATAGAACTTGATGAAATGGAACCAGGAGTCATTCTTAAAGCAATCGGCCTTGCCGCTGACAACGGGAAAAGAAATTTTAGTTACATAAAAGCTATTTTAACCAATTGGAAAAATGATGGTATTTTGACAATAGCAGCAGTCGAAGAACGTGAGCGAGTTTTTAAAGAGAGCAAAAACAAAGACTCAATCAATCAATCAAATAAAAAATCTAATGTTCCAGAATGGTCTCAGCCTGATTATGTAAATACAACAAGTGAAGAGACTAAAAAGGAGTTAGAAGAAAAGAAAAAAGAAATGTTAGAAAGATTGAAGAAAGGAGACAAATAATGTTCATCTTAAAACATGGAACAAAAGAAGATAAACCTTTCTTGAAATCTGTTAACGTGGAAGTTACTGGGATAGATATTTCTTTTTCTGATGAAAGGAAAGCGATGAAGTTTGCTTCTAGTGGTGCAGCAATACAAGTAGGAAGAGCACTGAGAGGTTCTTTTGGAAATTTCTATCCAGTAGAGGTACAAGGATGATAAAACTCTATTTTGTCTACAATGGCCACTGTAAATTATTCCTTGGAGAGTATAACAACGTTGATGACCTAATTGAAGATATGAAAGACCATCAATGAGCGTACTCTGGAATAACTAGACCACATTTCACAAAACACATCAAAAAGGATAGCGTTAGATTTGATTATGGCGCAAAAGATTGCTACTACCTAGCAGTCAAATAGGAGGTAAGAATGATTAACAATGTAACACTAGTAGGACGATTAACACGAGATCCAGAGTTGAAATACACACCATCAAATATTGCAATTACAACTTTTAACCTGGCAGTCAATCGTAACTTCAAAGGAGCAAACGGGGAACGTGAAGCCGACTTTATTAATTGCATGATTTGGAGAAAACAAGCTGAGTTGCTTGCTGAATGGTGCAAAAAAGGGAACCTTGTAGGAATTACTGGTAGAATCCAGACTCGTAGCTATGATAATCAACAAGGACAACGTGTCTATGTGACAGAAGTAGTTGCTGAGACTTTTCAGCTACTAGAAAAGCGTGACAATTCTGCAAACAACTCAAATATCGAAGAGCAAATGCCACAAAGTTTCGGAGCTACAAACCCTTTGGATATTTCAGATGAAGACTTGCCGTTCTAGGAGGTATTCGGATGAGCACAATTAACCAAGATATAATCAAAGGTTTAAAGCATTCAATCAAAGTAGCTGAAGAAAAGATTGAAGAATTGAAGAAACCAAGTCAGAAATCAGCGGTGCACATGAGAGCTGCTGAAAGAGATTTTTGGAAGAAGAAGATAAAAGTGCATAAGAAGAAGTTGAAGGAGTTGGAAGAATGATAGTATGGGCATTGTTTGATAGTGGCAATGGTTCATACACAAAAGCCGTCAACACCCTCAATAGTTCGGGGGGGGGGCGAATATTGAAGTGTATCCGATTGGTATTGATATCGAAAACAAGAACAATCATTTTATACCGTTAAATTTAGCAGACTATTCAAGGCTTTTTGGGGACAACACACTTTTTGATACGCTTGACCAATTACCACACCCTGATTTAATCATAGCAAGTCCACCTTGCGAAAGCTGGTCAAATGCTAGTGCAATAGCTAATGGCAATGCTTGTTGGAAACAGGAAGATTTATCAGATAGTCTATTTAAACCACAAATTCAACCAAGCATATTTACTATTCGAGCAAACAAAGACTACGAGAATGCGTACAATAATTATCGCTATGATAGGCAATTTATGAAAAGGGTAAATGGTGAACTCTGTGCATTTAATACTATCGAGATAATAAAAAGGTATCAACCTAAGTATTGGATCATAGAAAACCCAGCAAGTGGGCGATTGTGGAGATACATTGAAGAGATTATGGATTTTAAACTACCATATCTCAATCCTACACGATATAACAATTATGGTTATCCAATTCAAAAACCAACAAAATTTGCTAGCAATCTTGATTTAGGTCTTAAAAATGACATTGTTAAGCAAGACATAGAATGGTGTAATTTTTCAAAATCGTATAATGAAAGGTCAAATATCCCACAAGAATTAGTAATAGAAATTTTTAAAAAAGTTAAAAAGGAGTTGGAAGATGAATAAGCAGGAATTGATTGAGAAGTACAAAAGACTTGAAGGTGTATGGGATGCTCCAGGAGCAGAAACAGCCCGTCAAATTTTTCTACAAGACTTGGAACAACTAGACGAACCCGAAAAACCAGTAGTACCGGCAGTTGTATCAGTTTGGTATCAGATAAACAAAGATAATTTATATAAAAACATTGCATATCTTTGTGCGAATTGGGTAAAATCGACAAATGACGATACTCTCTTCAACTGGATATCGAATACAGATAACTTTATCGAAATTATCGTCAATATGCACAAATTCGGCTACGAGGTCGAGGAAAAGAAACGGTATCGAGTGAAGATGAAAGGTATGTCCGAAGAGAATACATATCTGACATTTAGGTTTGGCCATACGTGGATGCTAAGCAATTTTGAAGAGTGCGAAGAATTTCGCTTGCATCACACCCGCAAAGAACTCGAAGATGCCAACTTTGGCTGGGTGTTTGATTGTGAAGGTATTGAAATTGAGGAGGTGGAGTGATGAGTGCGCTTGAAATATTTTTATCCAAGAATGACCTTGAACGCATCGCAAACGGACATGATATAAAAATAAGTCATGGTAGAGGCTCAAAAATAAATGGAGTTATTTTGAAACTCGAAAAGGAAGATGCAGAAGAACTCAAGGTTAAAGAAACGGAACTAGAATACTATGAACGTATGCGTGAAATGTTACCCAAATATCCTACGCCTTTTTAAGTCATGCAATGGCTTATGTAAATTTAAGGATTGACAAATTGAAAGAGGTAAAACAATGAAACGACTAAAAAGATACCCTTACACACGAAGCCAGTGGGTTGAAGAAACCACTGATTATTATACATACGAAGAAGGTATTTATTTTACAAGTCATATTTTAAAAAATAGACTTACTGGAGAAATTAAGAGCAAGGAGGTGGAAGAATGAATAATGAAGTCTTTGAAGAATTAAAAAAACTCATGAGTTATTTTCCCGACTCATTTATAAACAGACAATTAGAACTTATTCTCATCCCAAAAACAAACACTTACTTTTCTTTAAGAGATTGTTTGACAAAAAAGGATGTTATTTCAAAGGTGCTAATGTGGTGTACTAGAGATATAGATAAAGGCGAGCCTTATCAACAACGAAAACGAAATATCGACTTTTATGTGGATAATCGCGATCGTTTGAGAAAATATTTAGGTGCAGATATCAATGTGCATGTGGTTTATAATCGCTTAGGAAATGGAATTAACAAAGAACTAACACACAGATTTATCGAGAGTGGTTTTGATATGAATTTACTTTATAAGGAGGTAAAGGAATGAAACGTTTCTTAATTGGATACGCATTACTTACCACTTGCTTGTTATTCATGCAACGTGAAGCACAGAAACCCTTGCTTGTCTATCACGCCGATAGCAAGTATGCTATTACTGGCAAGGTTGAAGATAAACGAAAAATCGGAAATCTATTTACTATCACGGTTGACGGGAATGTTTTCGTGGTTAGTGAGGATAGATACAATAATACAGAAATTGGAAATGAGGTAACACTATGAATTACAAAGTAACAGTCAACGGAAAAGAAATTGAATACGGTGCACTAGTTGAAAAATCACGTTTTTCAGACGAAGAATGGTCTGCTATTTATGCAGAGATTGCAAAACAAAATTACCCAGAAATATTTGAAAGCAGAAAATCAGATACTGCATTTATTGATACGCTTGGTGCCTGGATTTCACTAGAAGAACGATACGAAGCATTACTTGAGCTATTACCTCAAGATCAATACTCTTACGCTGGTACTCATCCAAAATGGGTAGCAGATGCAGTAACAGAAAACACCTTGAACAAAGAAAATACAAAAGACGATGTGCTTGATTTAATTGAACGATGCTCAACTCTAGATGAATTGAAGAGTGAGCTGACAGAATATTTTGGTTTGGAAGAAATGTAGGGTAAAAACATGAACACACTAGAGAATGTAAAGCAATGGTTTATTGATCGTGACTTAGAAAACGGTGGACGATTAGACAAACAGTCACTTAAATTAAGCGAAGAGTTTGGAGAGCTATGCGCTGGTTATCTCAAGAAGAATGAGCAGGTAACCAAAGATAGTATCGGAGATTGTGCAGTCGTGATTGTCGGTCTAGCATTATTAATTAAAGAAGATGTGAATCAGATTTTTAAAGAGTCTGATAACATTCGCAAAAAAGATGTGATGGAAAGTTTCATCTCAATCAATGCCAATATTAGTGAGTTTCAACTCTCACAAGGATTTGCTAGCAAGGAATTATGTCGACACAATCTAGTACGCTGCATTGGTTATCTGAAAAATCTTGGTTATGATTTTGATGAATGTTTTGAACTAGCATACAAGGAAATCAAAGACCGTAAAGGTCGCTGGATTGATGGTAGTTTTGTCAAAGAGGAGGATTTACAGTGAAAGCATTAGGTATTTTTGTTTGGGCAATATTTGGAGCCATTGTAACAGCATTCATCATCCAGTACGGTTGGAATGAAATCATAGTAACAATCATTCCAGTTAATAATATTTCTTTTTGGCAAGCATTTGGGATGAATGTATTTCTATCTTTTCTTCTCCCTACACCGCTCACAAAAGAAGATGATGATGAAGATTACATAAAAACTGTTATGAGAGGCGTTTTAAAAGCTGTAATTGTTACATTTTTCATTTGGTTAGCTAGTTTGTTTATTTAAGGAGGATTTGCCAGATGCTTGAAATAAATGGAAAAAGCTATGAAGTCCATAAAATAAAACTCACAAAGAAGGATTTACAAAACTTGAAAAAAGGCGAAACGCTTATTTTTATCTGCAAAGAGGATAAAAAAGCTATAACAGTCAGCTTGGAGGATTTAGGATGATGCAAAAATTAAAAGTGTGGATAAAAGAAGAAAAATGTTTCGCAGATTACATTGAGACAATTCGATATCACGCAAAAGAAATCGTTTTGACCCGAGGTGAAACTTGCGAAATTAACTGCTTTGATTTTGAAGATGTTATCTTCACCCAATCAACAGGGCTCAAAGACAAGAATGGCAATGAAATCTTTGAGGGAGATATAGTTGATTACAAAGGCAGAAAAGCAGTTGTCAAATGGCACGGTTCTTACGCAAGTTTTATTTACAGATTTGTAGATGAACTAAATGAAAGGGTTACAGAATGGCATCCACTATTTCTCGCTTATTATCACTTTGAAATTATCGGTAATATTTATGAAAATAAGGAGTTACTGGATGCCTGATGTAGAGTGGATAATGAATAATTGCCACATGATGCGTGATAATGGTGTTTGGGGTGGAGAGAAGCAAATCTCCTACGCTAGTCCAGATGGAGAATACACGTATTACATAAACAAGCGCAAAGATGGAACGTATTATTTGCATGGAGCAAGTAAGCATTATGGGAGGAATTAACATGACAGACAACGTAAATAAACCAAGCCACTACCAAGGTTCAAAAGGCCTTGAAAGTATTGAAGTGATTGACAACTTTATTGGCGACTTGCCAGGCAAGGCTGCATGGTGCTGGGGGAATGCTATAAAGTATTTACTCCGATTCCAGAAGAAAAACGGTCTTGAAGATTTGAAGAAAGCTAGAAAGAACCTTGATTGGTTAATTGAGGAATTGGAGAATGACCAATAATAAAATGACATTTGCTGAACAATTCAAATCGTGGAGATTATCTAAAAATTTTAACAAGTCTGAAGCAGGAGAATTTCTTGGAGTATCACCTGTGGCAATTCATTACTGGGAAAAAGGAATCTCACAACCAACAGATAGTAAAATTTTTATGATATGTGAAAAAATAGATTTAAACCCACAGTTGTTTTTGAAAAAGAAAACAAACCCATTCGCAGAAGAATTAAAGAAAAGACGCAGTGAGTTGGGAATGACACAAACAGAATTAAGTCATGAACTGGGGTATTGTAGATATTCTATTGTAAGTTGGGAGTTAGGAAAGATTCCGTCCAGGATTGCATTAGAAGATATCTGCTCATACTTTGGAATGGAGGTGGAAGTTTGGGAAAGACTATTAAGTGGAAACAATCACGAAGATATGAAGGAGGTAGCACTTGAGAGCACTGAATGATCGTGAATTCTATTTTTTGGATAGAGAACTTTTGAAATTTAAAGAAGTCGATCATGATATTTGGGTTAGAACAGCTGAAATCATGGCAAAAAACGGAGAAGAGCTCGTTGGTGGCCGAGGCAATAAAATTAGCAAACCTACCGAAAACACCGTCATAAAATTATGCAGCGATGTACCTCTAAGAAATCTGGAATTATTCAAAGAAACAGTTGAAACATTCTTAAAGGAACTCACACCAGAACAACGTGAAATCTTTGATTTGAGATGGGGACAGTCAGAATTGGAATGGGAAGAAATTGCTGGCAAACTATTCATTAGCGACGCAACCATTTATCGCAAAAGGAAAACAATTTTAAAAACCTATGCAAAAATTAAAGGTATTGCATAAAATGAGAATAAAAACTATTGTATTCTCACTCTAAACGATATATCATGATAGCATGAACTTCTGAAACAAAAACACACATCACACTTTGGGAAACATCCTTAATTCTAGTCAGAAAAGTTGTCCAACAGGAGTGTCATCAAGAGTCAGCAAATGCTGGCTTTTTGTTTTATAGAAAGGAGGTAAAACATGGAATATGTATCACCGATTAAAGATAGCGACGATATCCAGGCCATGAAAGATTATCTGAAAGAATGGAATGAGATGTATTACATGCTATTCATCACAGGTCTGAATACTGGATTGCGAGTCGGAGATATACTTACCCTGAAAGTGAAAGATGTCCAAGGCTGGCACATCAAACTGAGGGAACGTAAGACTGGCAAGCAGATAACTAGACGAATGACCAAAGAACTCAAAAAAGAAATGAGAAGATATGTTGAAGGTAAACCATTTCATCACTTCTTATTCAAGAGTAGACAAGGACAAAACAAAGCGATCACTCGTGAGCGAGCCTATCAAATTATTCATGAAGCAGCTGAAGAGCTAGGAATTGATAACGTAGGAACTCACACGATGCGCAAGACTTTTGGATATAAATACTACAACAAGACGAAGGATGTAGGAACATTACAGAAGATGTTCAATCACTCATCACCAGCAATCACGCTTAGATACATAGGAATTGAGCAAGCAGAGCTTGATGATGCGCTACGGAACTTTGTTATTTAATTTTTTTGGATATTACTTTCACATAATGAGTTAAGCATAAACTGAAAAAATGAAACGCTTTAAAAGCTATGATTAGTAAGGGTTTAAGATTTAGAGTGAGTTTAACAAAATATAAGATATGTGAAAGTGAGAGGTGAAATTGGTATAGTCCGAGGAGAAAAAATAATGGAGCTATTAGGATTAATTATTGGATATCCAGTTATATGCTATGCGATAATAATTTGTCTTTTACACGTTTTTGATTGGTCAGAAAGTGAAGTAGATGATTTATTATTCTCATGGATTATGTTTCTCATTTTGCCTTTTATCTTTTTGTTTGTAGCAACTAGATTCTATCTAGGCAAAATAATAAGCAAAACAAAAAGATGAGAATAAAAGCTGTTGTTTTCTCACAAAAAAAGAATTATTATGATAGCATGGATTTCTTGTATGAGAGGGGATAGGTCGCTGACCTGTCCCTTTTAGTATTGAGAAAGGAGGTTTGAGATGTATAACAAAACTATCAGACCAACCTTGAAGTCTAAGAAGTGGGAGAAGTTCCGTGACAGGATAATGCGTAAGCATGATTATCTTTGTCAAGAAAGTTTGCGCTATGGAATTTCTACTCAAGCAGAAATGGTCCATCATATTTTCCCTGTGTCAGAATATCCTGAACTTGAATTCGTTGAATGGAATTGTTTGCCATTGACAAATAAAAAACATAACACGTTCCATGACAGAGTGAATGACAAAGTAATTAATCAGGGATTATATTGGCAGAAGAAGCGAAAAAAAGATTTTGAGGATTTTTATAAAGCCCCCCCACCTTTTTAAAATTATTTTTTGGCTATTGGGTACCGGTGAAGGGAACTTTTTCCAAGTCGGGGGCCTTCAAACAAAAAGGGGATAAAAACTAAGCAATTTTGACAGAAGGAGGTAGTTTTTTGGCTAAACCTATTACAGCGAAGTCGATTAAGTCAAAAGTGGTCAAGCAGATGAAAGACTTGGGCACTTATCGTAAAGAGTTTGAAATGATCATTGACATCTTTGCAGGAATGCTATATCAGTATCAGAAACTTGCTCAAGATTATGCTGATATGGGTTATCCAGTCACTGACACTTATGTCAATAAAGCTGGTGCTGAGAATGAGCGTAAAGTTCCAATCTTAACTGCAATGGAAATCCTACGGAAAGACATCCTAAGCTACTCTAATCAGCTGATGATGAATCCGAAGTCGCTCGGTGAAATAGTGGAACCTGAAGGAGAATCCGTTCTATCTGAAGTCTTGAAGTTTAAGAATGAAATCAAGAAGAAGCGAGTGACTGGAAATGGGTAATCTCGATAAAGCAAAAGAGTATACCCAGCACGTCAAATCTCACAAAGATGAACATTGCGAAGAAAATATTCTTGCTGCTGAAAGGTTCATTCGTGATCTTGACAATCCAGAATTTGATATGGATGAGGAAATCGTTGATTTCGTTGTCCACTTCATCGAAAACACGATAGTCCATCAACAGGGCGATGATATGTTTGCGGTGTCTATCCGTAATAAACCCTTACTTTTACAACCGTGGCAACACTTTGTAGTAGTCAATCTGTTTGGGTTTTACTACAAGGGCACTAATGAGCGTAGGTTCAAAGAAGCGCTTATCATGCTCGCTCGTAAGAATGGGAAAACATCGTTTACTGCTGCAATCGCTCTAGCTTATCAGATATTAGACACGGATAGCGGTTCAAAATGCTACATCGTGGCCAACTCAGTCAAGCAAGCAATGGAAGCCTTTGGATTCTTGAAATTCAACGTGGAAAGATGGAACGACAAGAATATTCGTATCAAGGATAATAACCAAGAACACTCTATCACTGCTAATTTTGGGGGTGAGGGTTCTTTCTTTATCCAGGCACTAGCCAACGATGAGAGCCGTTTGGACTCTTTGAATGGGAATGTTATCATCTTGGACGAAGCTCACACGATGAGAAACAGCAAGAAATACGGACTTATGAAGAAAACAATGTCAGCATACCGAAACAGTATGCTTTTTGTTATCTCTACAGCCGGTGATATACCTACTGGATTTCTTGCTAACCGTCTAAAATACTGTCAAAAGGTTCTCAAACAATTGGTCAAAGATAATTCCTTGTTCATGTTTATCTGCAAAGCTGACCAAAACACAGATGGCGATGTAGGAGATTACCTGGACGAGAACGTTCTTAAAAAAGCCAATCCTTCATGGGGTGTGACGGTGTCGCTCAAGGCTCTGAAAGAAGAAGCAGAGCAAGCTATGAACGATCCACAGACAAGGAATGAGTTCTTTAACAAGACATTGAATGTATTTACTAACTCGATGAACGCTTATTTCAATCCTGATGAATTCATTGCCTCAGATAGTCAATACGATTGGACCTTAGAGGAGCTGGCACGCTTGCCTATTCAGTGGTATGGTGGTGCTGACTTATCAAGAATGCACGACTTGACCGCTGCTGCTCTCTATGGTGTCTATCATGATGGTGAGAAAGACGTTGATATTTGTATCACACACGCTTTCTTTCCTCGTGTCAATGCTCAAAAGAAGGCTAACGACGACGGAATTCCACTCTTTGGGTGGCAGTCTGATGGATGGTTGACCATGAGCAACACTCCAACCGTCCTTTATGACGATATCGTTAAATGGTTCATCAAGATGAGGGAGAAAGGGTTCAAGATTTCTGCTGTCGGAATGGATAGGAAGTTTGGTCGTGAGTTTCTAACAAAGATGAAACAAGCTCGGTTTAAGATGGTTGACCAACCCCAACTTTTTTGGCTGAAATCAGAGGGCTTCAGACGAATTGAGTTCAAAGTTAAGAATAAGGAATTTTATTATCTTCACTCTGATGCTTACGAGTATTGTGTAAGTAATGTTAGAGCTATTGAGAAAGTGGATGATGCTGTGCAATATGAAAAATTAGACGGTGACGGTGGTACTGCAAGAATTGACTTATTCGATGCCAGCGTTTTTGCTTGTATCCAAGCTCTTGCAAATCTTGGTAAGAACCAAGATGTCATGAGCTTCTTCAAGTAGAGGGAAAGGAGGTGAGAAAATGGGGCTTTTAGATAGGATTTTGAAACGAGGTAAAGCTCAAAGTGGCACAAATGTCATCACACATTCAGACTTTGGTTTATTTCTTGATGGCGATGGTTATGTTCCTTTAGCTCGCAATCCTGATGTGATTGCAGCAGTCAATAAGGTTGCTGACATGGTATCTAACATGACCATTCATTTGATGGAGAATACAGATAAAGGCGACATCCGAATTAAAGACGGACTAGCTAGAAAAATCGATGTAAACCCATGCGACAATATGACTCGTAAGACTTGGATTTTCAAGATTGTGCGTGACTTATTATTGTTTGGCGATGGGAATTCAGTCCTTCATGTTGAGTATGATCCTGTGAATGATTATATTTTGAATTTAAAACCATTCGCAATGAGTGAAGTTTCTTTCAAAAATGATGAGTTTGGCTATGTCGTGAATTATCGTGGCACTGATTACAATCCAAGTGAAATCGTACACTTTGCAATCAATCCAGATCCAGACAATCCATTTGTCGGAACTGGTTATAGGCTTGCTCTGAGAGATATTGTTAGGAATTTAAACCTTGCTACTCAAATCAAAAAAGGATTTATGAGCGGGAAAAACGTTCCGAGCCTAATCGTGAAAGTTGATTCTTCGAGTGGAGACTTAGCAACTCAAGAAGGTCGTGACATGGTCGCTAAGAAATATCTTAGCACTAGTCAAGCAGGTGAACCGTGGATTGTTCCAGAGGCTCTCATGAGCGTTGAACAGGTAAAACCACTAAGCCTGAAAGATATTGCTATTAATGAATCTGTTGAAATCGACAAGAAAACAGTTGCTGGACTTTTGGGAGTTCCAGCTTTTATTTTGGGAGTTGGAAGTTTCGATAAAGAAGAATACAACAACTTTGTCAATACCACAATCATGAGCATTGCAACGACAATCACTCAGACCTTAACGAGAGATTTACTAGTTTCAAACAATCGGTATTTCAAACTTAATGCTCGTTCGTTATATTCTTACGACATTACAGAATTATCATCAGTAGCACAACAGATGACCAATAGCATGGCAATGCGTAGAAACGAGTGGAGAGACTGGTTAGGAATGCCGCCTGATCCTGATATGGATGAGCTCCTTGCTCTTGAAAACTATATCCCACAAGACAAACTTGGGGACCAGAAGAAGTTGAAAGGAGGTGAGGAAGAGAATGAACAAACGGAATAGTTATCGTACCGCTCAATTTAAAACACGAGAAGAAACCGAAACTGGTGATTTGATTTTGAGTGGGTATTTCATCAAGTTTGATGAAGTTACTGAATTATGGCCAGGTTACTTTGAAGTGATTAAGCGTGAAGGTGTTGAAAAAGCAATCCAAAACGCTGACATCAGGGCATTATTTAACCATGATGATAGTTTAGTGCTTGGTCGTACTGGAAATGAAACGGTCATTTTAGGAGTTGATGAAATCGGACTTTTCGGTGATATCATCATCAACAAAGAGGACCCGCAAGCCATTGGAGCCTACGCTCGTGTTCAACGTGGTGATATCGTCGGATGTAGCTTTGGGTTTATCCCGATTAAAATCGACACAGAAGAACGTGCTGACGGTTCGTACCTGGATACTATCTTAGAATTAGAAATCTTTGAAGTAAGTCCATGTACTTTCCCAGCATATCCACAAACGGAAATCGCTGCACGACAGAAAGACTTTGAAAGTCAACAGCGTGCTAATCGTGAAGCGCTAGACAAGCGCAAGAAAGAAATTAAGGAGAAATTTAATCTATGCACAAATCATTAATTTTGGGCGCTCGTATGCGCAACAAAGCAGAAAAGGTAGCAGAGCTTGAAGAATCAATCGAAGTATTGAACAAACGCTCTGAACTTGAAGCTGCTAAATTGGAACAAGCTGGAACTGACGAAGAAGTTTCAGATGTCGAAAAGAAACTTGAAGAAATCCAAAAAGAATTGGATGAAAAGAAAGCAGAAAAAGAACAACTTGAAAAAGAAATCGAAGATCTAGAAAAACAAGTTGAAGAACTAAATCGTAAAGCACCAACTTACCCAGGTAAGGAAGAACAACGTGGAGGACAAAAATTGGAACAACGTGATGCAATTGCTAAATACATTCGCTCTGGTCAAACTCGTGACATCGTAGGATTGAAAACTACTGATTCAGGAAGTGGCGCCCTAATCCCTAAAGAAGTGTTGAAACCACACTTTGTTAACAAAACACGTAATCCACTTTTGGATCTTTTGCAACGTGTGAAAGTTAACAGTGGTTCTGGTAAATATCCAGTTATCAAGAAAACGGATGGTTTAATGGTTTCAGTAGATGAATTGAAATCAAATCCAGAACTCGGAAAACCAGCAATCAGCGACATTGATTATTCAATCAAGACTTACCGTGGATATATCCCTGTGTCACAAGAAATGATTGACGACGCAGATTATGACATTATGTCCATTGTTGAAGACGAAGTGATTAATCAAGGTGAAAACACTGAATTGTCATTAGTTACAACTGTCCTCAAAACAGCTACCCAAGCAGATGCGACTGGATTTGATGGTATTAAAGATATCTACAACAAGAAGCTTAAATCAATTTATAAAGCAAGCATCATTGTAACTAAGTCAATGTTTGCAGCTCTTGACAAAGTCAAAGACAAGAATGGGAACTACATGCTTCAAACTAATGTAGCTTCACCTACTGGCTATTCATTTGGTGGGAAAACAATCTACAAAGTAGAGGACACAGCGTTTGGAAACGAAGGAGAAATGAAATTCTTCATCGGAGATGTAGCTGAGTTCGTAAAAGAGTTTGATCGTCAACAAGTATACGTTAAATGGGTGAACAATGACGTTTACGGACAATTACTTGGGCTTTTTGTTCGTTGGGATATTAAGAAAGTAGATGAAGAAGCTGGATTCTTCGGTACTTATACTGACGCAGTCGGATAAGGAGGTGGCTTTTGAGCTATACAGTAATCCGTCCATTTAAGGATTTAAATGATCCTGAACAACATGACTACTCAGTTGGTGATACCTTTCCTCGTGAAGGGCATGAACCAACTGAAACTTTTATCAACGGTCTTTTGAATGGGTTAAATAGTGCTGGCTCAATCTTCATTGAGGAAGTCCCAGACAAAAAATCTAAAAAATCAAAAGATGAAACAGTTGTAGAAGAAGAGCCTATCGCAGAAGAAGAGGAATAAGCATGAATGAATTTCAGCTTTTAGAGTTGCTGAAACTTAAGTTAGGTATCTCTACCAAACTGAGAGACAAGCCACTAGAACACATCATTTCAAGTGTCATCACTGAATTGACCGATAATCTCGGTATTGAGCTTGTCGGTGACCGTGCTGATCATGAAATGTTTATCGTTGACTATGCTGCTTATCGCTATGAAGGTGGGGTGGACATGCCACGTCACCTTCAGTGGCGATTACACAATTTGCAACTATCGTCAAAGAAAGAGGTTAAAAATGTGGAACAATGAAATCACACTAACCTCTAGGAAAATCAAAGGTAAGGACAAGCTCAAACAACCAATCTACGAAGAAGCAGAAGCGACTATCTTATGTCGTAAAAAGAAAGTTACTCGCTCTGAATTTTATCAAGCAAATCAAGCAGGATTAAGACCAAGTCTAGTTGTTGAAGTTCACAATTTTGAATACGACAACCAAGAACATGCCATATTTGAAGGCAAAAAATATCGTGTCTTAAAAACCTATCCAATTGATTCTGAAATTTTGGAATTAACTTTATCGGAGAAATTAGAATGAGCATTGACCTAGCTGATTTCATTGCAAAAGAGCTAGCTTCGTACTCAACTGAGTTTTCAGAAGGAGTGGAAAAGATTGCTGAAGAGGTAGCAGAGGAAGCAGTACAGGAATTAAGACAGACCAGTCCGAAAAGATACGGAAAATATCGTAAAGGCTGGAAAAAGAAGAAGCTAGCAAATGGCTCTTACGTTGTCTTTAATTCTGTCGCCAGTCTTACTCACCTACTTGAGAACGGTCATATCCTACGAGGTGGTGGTCGTGTATCTGGTATAGTCCACATTAAACCAGTTGAAGAAAAAGTTATCGAGAATTTTGAAAAAAGAATCAAGGAGATTGGCCAATGAAACTTTCAGAGTTTGCTGATATTTTAGAGAAATCAGCCTTACCTGTAACTTACCGAGCGTATCAAGAGGGCGATGCCCAAGATATGCCTTACCTGATTTACTACGAATCCAGTCCAGTAATCAATGCAGCTGACAACACGGTTAATCATGAGATTAAGAGCGTGACAGTCGAGCTTGCATTTGAGCGCAAGGATGAAGATTTGGAAGAGCGACTAGAAGAGCTGTGGAAATCCCACGAGCTCTTTTTTGAAGCTCAAGAAGAAACATTTATCGAGACTGAAAGGCTATATGTCAAGCCTTATACAGTCTATCTTTACTAAGGAGGAATGACATGCCCGAAAATAAAGTAACGTTTGGTTTAAAAAATGTTCACGTTGCACCAGTTAAAACAATTGGAGCCGACGGAGTGATTACTTATGATGAAGTATTCCGTTTCCCTGGAGCAATGGACTTGACGCTAGATCCAAAAGGCGATTCTGGAGCAGTTAAAGCAGACGATATCGACTACCATTTCATCAACTCAAATGAAGGATATGACGGAAAACTTAAAGTACCTCACATCATTGAAGCATTTGCGACTAAGATTTTGGGAGAAATCAAAGACTCTCAAACTGGTGTCATGACTGAAAAAGGAGATGCAGAACCAACAGCATTCGCTATTATGTTTGAATTCTCTGGTGATAAGAACAAGACTCGTCACGTTCTTTACTACTGTTCAGCAAGTCGCCCATCAAATGGATCATCAACTAAAAACGGTACAAACGTAAATGAACGTGAGCTATCTTTCAAAGCTAGCCCTCGTCCACTTGACTCAGTTATCAAACGTTCAATTACTTCAGCTGATAACAACGAAGTCTACACCAAATGGTTCGAAAAAGTTTATGAACCTAATGCCGTAGGTTAAGGAGAAATAGCATGCGCAAAATCATCACGGTTGGCGAGCAAGAGTATGAGTTAGGGACAAGCGCTTATACCCCTATCGCTTATAAACAGCAATTCGGCAAGGATTATTTTCAAGATTTATTCTCAATGTTGCAAAATCAATCCCTTATGTCTGAATTGAACAAACTGAATTCTGGCGAAAAAGAATCGAATGAAGTTGACATTTCAATCTTGTCAGACTTTGACATGACATTCTTTAATCGTCTGTTTTGGACCTTTGCTAAAACTGCAAATCCTCACATCAAACCTTACGAACAATTCTTTATGGAAATGGAAAGTTTCCCAATCCAGGAAGTTGGACCTGAGTTGATGGAAATGCTGAATGCAAGTATGTCAACAAAAAAGTCCCAGACCAGTCAGAAACAGCTAGCGAAGAAATCTTCACAGTAGAATCTTATCTGTCCTGTTGTAAAGAAACAGGGTTGTCTATCGATGATTTAAAAAACATTTCAATCGGAATGGCTTTGGATTATCAAACAGATTATGTGAATTTACGAAGCGAAAGTAAAAAAGGCGAGCGAAAAGCCAACCAAGCTGATTTTGACAATTTTTAAAAGAAAAGGAGTGCTGAGAGAGCGATTCTGAGGTCAAGTTCATTGACCTGACTGCATTATCAGTCATAACAGTTCCCTCAGCGCTTTTTATTTTTTAGAGAAAGGAGGAAACATGGCAGGAAATATTAAAGGCATCAAGATTGAGATTGATGGAGACACGCAACCCTTACAGAAGGCACTCAAGAATGTCAATAAGGCTGCAACTGATGCAACCCAGGAATTAAGACAAATTGACAAAGCCTTGAAGTTTGATACAGGGAATGTCACTCTATTAACTCAAAAACAAGAGGTCCTACAAAAACAAGTTTCTAATACAAAAGAAAAACTAGAAACTTTAAGACAGGCCCAATCACAGGTCGAACAACAATTCAAAAGCGGGAATATTGGTGCCGATCAGTACCGAGCCTTTCAACGTGAAGTTGAGACTACTAAGAATGTTCTGAGAGGTTACGAAGGCAAACTAGCAAACGTTAACCAGGCACTCGCAGAAAACGGAAATGCTACCCAAAGCAATAAAAGTCAGCTTCAGAACTTGCAGAAAGAGCAGAATCGCCTTGCAAGTGAATCTGAAAAAGTTGTCAGCTCGTTCAAACTGCAAGAAAGCCAGTTAGGAGCCAATGCTAGCGAGTCTGAAAAACTAGCTCTGGCACAAAAAAAAGTCGGTGCTCAATCCTCTATCGTTGCTAAGCAGATTGAAAATCTTGAGAAGCAGTTAGAATTAACCAAGCAAGAATATGGCGAAAATTCAGTTGAAGCCAACAAAATGGAAGCACAACTGAACCAAGCTAAAACAGCATATTCAAACCTCTCTCAAGAAATGAAGAATTTGGGTGGTGCTGGCAAACAAGCAACTGGAAGCCTAACTGAAACAAACAATCTTCTAAAAGCTGAACTACTTAATCAATTCTCAGAGAAGCTAGCAGACATCAGTCAGAAGCTTGTGGATTTTGGGAAGAATGCACTAGAAGCCTTCAGACAAGTTGACGAAGGCATGGACACCATCGTTACTAAAACTGGCGCAACTGGTGATAACTTGAAAGAGATGCAAGATATCGCTTCAAGCATCGCGACAACTATCCCAACTGACTTCAACAAAGCTGGTGAAGCAGTCGGAGAGGTCAACACACAGTTTGGACTGACTGGTGATGCCCTCAAAGATGTATCCGTAGAAATGATTAAGTTTGCTGAAATAAACGGTACAGACATTACCAATTCAACCATTTCAGCAAGTAAAGCCTTGGAAGCTTATGAGCTATCAACTAGTGATTTAGCCAAAGTGCTAGACTCTACAACCTACACAGCCCAATCGACTGGTGTATCTGTTGATGACTTGATGAAGAAAGCTATTGAAGGCGCACCACAGATTAAAATGCTAGGCCTTTCATTCGAGGAAGGTGTAGCACTACTTGGACAATTTGAAACAAGTGGTGTGGATGCTTCAAGTGCTTTATCAGGTTTAACGAAGGCAGCAGGCTCTTACGCTAAACAAGGTAAGACCTTGAAAGAAGGTCTTGTCGAAACAATCGATAAGATAAAGAATACAACTAGCGAAACCGAAGCAATGGGACTCGCTATGGAAATTTTTGGTGCTAAGAAAGCACCTCAAATGATTGACGCAATCAAGCGTGGTTCTTTCGACTTCCAGTCATTCGCTGAATCTGCTGAATATTCAGTAGGAGCAGTCTCTAAAACATTTGAAGCTACTCTTGATCCAATTGATAAATTTAAAACAGCTCAAAACTCAGTTACGCTAGCTATGTCAGAACTAGGCGCAGCAATAGCTGAAACTCTAGCACCTATTTTTGAATTGTTAGGGAACATGGTCAAAGACATAGCAGAATGGTTCAGTGGTCTACCTGGACCCGTTAAAGAATTCATCGTCATTTTAGGAGGGGTAGTCACAGTCGCTGGCATCCTGGTCCCGATATTCTTAACTTTGCAAGCAGCAGCAGTAGCGCTTGGAACATCCATCGGAGCGATGATTGCAGCAGCTGCACCCATAATCGGTATTGCTGCTTTAATTGTTGCTGCTATTGCAGCAGTTATAATTGGTATTAAGTATCTATGGGACACAAACGAGGGATTTCGTGACGCTGTCATGACAGTCTGGAATGCTATCCTAGAAGTCATCAACAAAGTTGTAAGTGAAGTTTCTGACTTCATCATGAGTATATTCGGGACTGTTGTGGATTGGTGGACGGAAAACCAAGAGCTTATACGATCTAGTGCAGAAACAGTCTGGAATGCTATCCAAACTGTAATTGATGCAGTCATGACTTTCTTAGGTCCATTAATCGAGGGCGCCTGGGCGAATATCCAACTGGTCATCACGACCGCTTGGGAAGTCATCAAGACTGTAGTTGAAACTGCAATCAATGTTGTCTTAGGCATCATTAAAGCAGTCATGCAGATCATCACAGGTGACTGGTCAGGAGCTTGGGAAACAATCAAGGGAGTGTTCTCGACTATATGGAATGCTATCCAAAATGTTGTTCAGACCATCTTCACAGCCATCCAATCATACATTTCAAATACGATAAATGCCATTTCAAGTACAATTTCAAATGTATGGAATGGAATTTCAAGTACAATTTCAAATGTATTAAATGGTATTTCAAATACTGTTTCAAATGTTTGGACAGGAATCAAAAATTCAATTGGGAATGCCATCAACGGAGCTAAAGACCTTGTAAGTTCTGCAATCAGTGCAATTAAAGGTCTATTTAACTTCAGTGTTAGTTGGCCACACATTCCACTACCTCACTTTTCAGTAAGTGGTTCAGCAAATCCATTGGATTGGTTGAGTCAAGGTGTGCCAAGCATCAGCATTGAGTGGTATGCAAAAGGTGGGATTATGACCAAACCAACAATTTTTGGCGCAAATGGTAATAATCTCATGGTTGGTGGAGAAGCTGGAAATGAAGCAGTATTACCACTGAATGATAAGACGCTTGGTGCTATTGGTCGTGGCATTGCTCAGACGATGGGCGATAGTCCAACAAACATCAACATCACAATAACTGGAAACGTAGTCAGAGAAGAAGCAGACATCACTAGAATCGCTGACGAAGTTGCTCAGAGAATTGCCGACGAAATCCAACGTAGAACACAATTGAGAGGAGGTATGGCATGATAAAACACAATGAATTGATTATCGATGGTGTAAGAACATCATCTTTTCCATTCAAGGTCATCGTCCATGACTCCCCCTCAATAGCTCTAGGAGAGAGCAAGACAGCGCTTTTGGAGCATGGAGGAATTAGTGGAGCGATTGTTCAGACAAACAAGCACAGAGGACTTGTAAAGAAGACTTACTCAATCTATCTTGTAAAACCTACTGAAGAACAGATGAATCAGTTCATGAGCCTGTTTATTCGTGAGAAATTCTGGCTAGAGAATGAGCAAGTTAAGACAACTAAGTTATGGTGCTACAAAGTCAGTGTAACAGAATTAGACCAAGTCAAACCTGGTCTTTATATGACTAAGGCAACTTTTACTTGTCATCCAACCAAGTTTTTCAAAACAAGTGACACGCAAACACTAACTAAAAACGGAAACTTGTCAGTTCAAGGCTCAGCTCTAGCATTCCCTAAAGTCACAATAACTGGTCAGAGCACTACTGAGACATCGTTCACGATTGGTGGACAAGTCATCAGACTTGAAAAGCTCACAGAATCGCTTGTAATGGTCAACAATCCAGACAATCCAAGCTTTAAGACCACAACAGGAAAACCAGTTAAATGGTCAGGTGATTTTATTACCATTGATCCAGCAAAACTGAAAAATGTTGGTATTGTTTTAGGACCTGGCATCCAGTCTCTTGAAATTGAAACTATTTGGGGGTGGGCATAATTGCTTTATTTACTTGATAAAAATGTGAGAAGCGTTCGATGGAATGGTGAGCCACTTCATGAAGCGACATCAGCAATTGTTAAAGAAACTTCAAATGGCGAGTTCGTCCTTACTGTTAAATACCCAATTTCAGATACAGGGATTTATCAACAGATTAAAGAGGATATGCTGATAAAATGTCCTACACCAGTTCTAGGACCTCAACTATTCCGAATTAAGAAGCCTGTTGAGAATAATGACCATCTGGAAATTACAGCTTATCACATCACAGACGATATCATGCAGCGTTCTATAAAACCTGTAAGTGTCGATAATCAAAGTTGCGGTATGGCACTTTCTCGCATGGTTCAAAATGCAAAAACTGACCTAGGAGAATTCTCTTTCAACAGCGACATTCAAGACAGAAGAACCTTCAATACAACCGAAACAACAAACCTCTACTCAGTATTGTTAGATGGCAAACACAGTATCGTTGGAACTTGGGAGGGTGAGCTGGTCAGAGATAATTTCTCACTAACAGTTAAGAAAAACCGTGGGGAGAATCGTGGTGTTGTAATCACTACCCATAAGAACCTGAAATCTTATCAACGTTCCAAAAATTCACAAAACGTTATTACAAGAATTCATGCTAAATCTACCTTCAAACCTGAAGGTGCAGAAGATGAAGTGACAATCAATGTAACAGTTGATAGTCCTCTAATTGACCAGTATCCATACATCAACGAAAAAGATTACGAGAACAATAATGCTAAATCTATCGAAGAGTTGAAAAAGTGGGCACAAGCTAAGTTTGCAAACGAAGGTATTGACAAAATATCAGATGCTATCAAAATTGAAGCTTACGAACTTGACGGTCAAATTGTCAATCTTGGAGACACAGTTAACATCAAGAGTTTAAAACATAATGCAGATCTTAACAAAAAAGCTATTGCATATGAATACGATGGTCTGAAAGAAGAATACATCTCACTAACTTTTGATGACAAAGCTGAAGCAGGCGGTTCTAAATCTTTTGGTGGTTTATCTAATGCTGCTGAAACAATCTTAAATGCAACTCAATCCACTCAAGAAATTGCACTTGATAAAGCAATTAAGAACGCTGACCTTGATTTTGAATATCAATCAAACAAATTAAGGCAAGAGATTCTAGACGGCATCGAACAAGCCAAAGCCAAAGCAGAAGAAAACAAGCGCGCTTTATCGGACGAAATCGACAATCGATTCTCAGGATTCGATAGCAGCATGAACGAGAAGCTTGAAGACCAACGAACCAAAATCGAAGAGATTCGAGCTATCGGTTCAACAGTTACTCGAACCGCTGAAGAAGCTTTGGAAGAAGCTAGAAGCGCTCTTGAGTCTGCTAATACTTCTAAAGGCTTGTCTGATTCCAACTTTGCTAAAATCGAGCAGATAACAGACCGAATCAGAACGCTTGTGACCAAGCAAGAGGTTGACCCGTTAACAGAACGGTTGAGGATTGCAGAAAACAGAATCGATGTTCAAGCAGACCAGATTATCGAGAAATTGTCTCGTACTGATTTTGACAGATTGGCCAATGATAGAGGTTTTCAAAATGCGACTCAAGTGCAGAACATAGTCAGGAATTCTGTTGATGGATTTCAAAGAACAGTCTCACGGATTGAAACCAAGTTAAGAGACATTGTTCGTAATGATAACCTACTGCAAAATACTTCAACAGTAGCCGAAGGCGACAGCGTCAACGCAACTTGGGGATTGAATCAGTCAGGTGGTAATGGTAGAACGGATGTTTTCGAATTAAGAGATGCTCCACACTCTGCAATCAAGAAAGGTATTCGCATTGTAGGCAACACCAACGGTGGAAATAAAAATATTTCTCAAAGAGTAACTTTAAGAATTGGTGAAAAATACACAATGTCTTGCTGGGCCAGAGTGATTGAACCAGGCGCTAAGCTCTTAATGCGGTCTTGGACTACGAATGATACCAATCGTATTATGATAAGAGCTATATCAAACACGGACTGGGTTCGATATCAATTCACTTTTACAGCCGATGCGGTTTACAACTTCATACATTTCGGTCAACAAGGCAATGGTAGTCTTGAAATTTGTGGAATGAAACTTGAGCTATCTGACCACATGACAGACTATGACATTTCAACTTCTGAAATCGTAAGTGTTCAAGAGTTTAACGATGTACGAGATACAGTTTCATCACATACTCAAACATTGCAACGACAAGACCAAGCGATTTCACAAGTTATTCAGACCGCTGATGGTCTAGTTAGTCGTGTATCTAATTTCTTGGATGACTTTAACTTAGTTTACGACCCTACTAATTTTAGCAAGTGGATTAAGAAGCAAGCTGAAGCGAATGTAATCGAAGTTCAGGCTGGTACTAAGTTGCTACGAATCACAAATACTGGTAAGACTCAAGCAGTCTACCACGGTTTCGCATTACCACTTAATACATCTACATTTACGAAGGGCGAAAAGCTCAGCTATCGCATGGAAGTATGGGTAGATGTGTTACCAGATGCTCCTCTAGGAATTGAGCTATGGGCGTCCGATGGTGGACTTGCATCTGATAAAGTAACACTCACAAAAACTGGAACGCAAATCATCACTGGTACGATGACCGTCCAGAAATCATCGACTAAATCAAGAGAATTTCCTCTTGAAATTTGGTTGATGAAGAACGGACAAGTCGCAATCGGTCAGGTATCTCTTATTCGTGGTGACAAACCGCCTAAGAAATTTAGCGACAATACATCAACACAAGATGTAGTTACTCAAACTCAAGTCTCACAGCTGAATAATTCCTACGCTATCCAAACCCTTACTGGACCTGGTGCGGTTTCTTCTCAAATCAATCTGAATAGCAATAACATTCTGATTGAAGCTGCTAAAATCCGTCTAAAAGGTAGAACGCTTCTAGATGAAATCACAGCCATAGACGGTTATTTCAAGCGCCTTTTTGTTGGTGATGCAAAAGTAGGTACGTTGAATGCGGATATCATTCGCTCAAATTCAATCTCGGCAGACAAGCTGATTTTTGATACTGCCCTAGCGAAGAAGCTTGTTTCTAGCGACGTATTCACCGATACTTTAGCAGCTAAAACTGCATTCATCAATAAGCTACGTTCAGTAGTGGTATCAGCAACATTTCTTGAAGGTTATAAGGGTAAAATCGGAGGATTCCAAATCGGTACTCACGATAAAGACCCGACAACATTCTGGATAACAGGAAGTAATAGCTTCCGTGTTGGTATGTCTGACGGTGGCTGGAGAGTTAAACAAACAGCCTTGTGGGTCAATTGGGGTAATAACTGGGATAAGCCAGGAAATTATGCCTGGTTCGTAAACAGCGATGGCGAAATGCATTGTTACAACAAAGCGCAATTTTGGAATGTTCCTCGTGTTCACGGCAATCTTGAAGTGACGGGTAATATTTTTTATTTCATCGATAGAGAGAAGAATAAAGTCGGATATTATCTACACTCTGAAACGTTTACGAGAATCCAAGAAAACGCTGGCTATGCTTATCTGTACAGACAGGCAGGAGGATATGCTTGGGTATCTTTAAATAAAGATATCTCAGACCGCAGATATAAGACAAATATCCAAGGCAGTCAGGTATCAGCGCTCGATGTCATTGAGAAACTAAAAACATACTCTTATCGCAAAGAATACGATGACAAGATTGAAGATATCTCATGTGGTATCATGGCTCAAGATGTCCAGAAATATGCCCCTGAAGCATTTTTTGAGAATCCAGATGGAGCATACTCTTATAATACATTCGCACTCGTGCCTTATCTTATCAAGGCAATTCAAGAATTGAACCAAAAGGTAGAAAGGTTGGAAACAACAACATGAACGAACAAGACAAGCAGATTAGCAGCCTGACGATTAAATCACTATCTGAACGAGTCAGCAACGAAGCTACTCAATCAGCTACACTAGAAGCTCTATACACAGTTACAGCAATGGAATTGGAGCAGATGAAACGAATCATCGAATCAGATGAAGAACTAAAAGCAAAATTTGAAGAAGTGAAAGGAAAAATGACAAATGGCAATTAACAACTACACACTCGCAACTAAACCTTATACCCGTGGTTTCGGAGACAAAACCACAACCGTTGTAGAAATCCGTTTGCAAGACGGAAATCGCTACACAACCAACCAACGTGAATTGGCTGGTGATCGCACACAAGACCAAGAAGACGTGCTTATTCAAGCGGTGTTGGATATGGTGAAATCTGAATTGGACCCAGCGAATGCAATCGTTAAGGCTCAACAAGATTTGGAATCAACCAAAACTAAGCAAGATGAGTTACAAAAACTTATCAAAGCTCAACAAGAAGCTAACACGATCACTCAACGCATGATTAAAGTCATGGTTGTCAATTCAGTTATGAGCGAGAACATCACTTATGGAACAGTTTATAAAGACCTTGTGAGCCTGTTGCCAGCTATGAAAGTTGGAGAAACATATTTTGAAGGCGACTTGGTAACAATCACAGACCCTGGATACGTTGAGAAAAACGGTGAAGGCAATAACGTTATCGTTCAAATCAACCGTGAGTTTGAATTTACTGGCCAATCTATCGCAGACCTTGAAGGCGACTTGTCACGAAATGGAGTGCTTGCAGTTTGGCGCTGGGTTACTCCAAAAGCTGACACAATTTAGAGGTAGCTTATGCAAGATTTTGTGTGGGGTGAACTAGCTGAGCATCTTAAAAACCTATCTCACAGTCCATACATTCATATCTTCTTTTGGTTAATGGTTCTAGACATCGTTACAGGCTATGTTAAAGCTTTTAAAACCAAGCATTTTGATAGCAAGATTGGAACAATGGGATTAATTCGACATTTCGTTGTTTTCGTGGTCATCATGCTTGTAGCGATGTATTCAAGGGCGCTGGGAGTAAGAACATTCGGTATCGGTTGGACAATGTTTTTCATTGTAAACTATCTCGGTTCTGTTTTAGAGAATTGGGAGACTATCGGTTGGGCATTCCCAGAGTTCTTGAAACCATACATTAACCAAATTAAGAAGGATAACGCTCGTAAGATAGGTCAATTACTGGTCAACATTGACCAAAAAGACAAAATTGAAGTTGAAGTGAAGGAGAAAGACAATGAATAAAATCAACTGGAAATTACGTTTGCAAAACAAAGTGACTCTTATCGCTCTACTGGGGGCGGTATTCCTTATGGCTCAACAATTCGGATTTGAAATTCCACAAAACATTCAAGAAGGTGTGAACACGTTTGTTTACATTCTTGTATTGCTCGGTGTTGTTACTGATCCAACAACTGCTGGATTGACTGACAGTGAACGAGCACTCGAATACTACAAACCAAATGAAGACTAAGCAATTCGAGAACCCTTTTGGGTTCTCTTTCTTTTTGAAGAAAGGAGGTAGCGCTTGAAAAAGGTTATTAAGAAAAAATTAACCATTTCAACTAACAATCGAGATGTAGATAGGCTTTATCAAGAGTTTTATAGTAAAGACAAAGGTATTGCTGAATTCAAGTTTACACTCGATGAATTGACCGCTACTAAGGTTATCTGCTTATTCTATTTCAAAGGCACTAAGCGATACCATGAAGTAGACGCAGCAATCGAAGATAATTCATTTACGGTTCAATTTGATACATCGCTAATCACTACGGATGAATCCGTTATTGGTTATATCTACTTCGAGAAAGTAGAGCAGTCAGCTGATGTATATAGCTTCTTATTCAACGTCCATGTTAGTGAGATTGATAAGGCAGTTAAGACACCACTTATTGAACGTGAATCAGGGCGAATTGTTAACATTAAAGATGTTGTGACTAAGCAAGAATTGGACGAACTCTTTGCAAAAATTAAAGAGCAAGGTGGCACTTATGACGACAGTGGCATTCGTGCTAAAATAAGCAATATTTCAGCCGATATTGAAACCTTAAAGACAAAGCCTGATAATGACACCATCTATAATGACAAGCCACTTATAGAGCGTGTAGTGGCTTTAGAGAACAAACCTAATATTGACACAAGTCAGTTTGCAACCAAGCTAGAGTTGCAGAACGTTGCTCTCTCTCAAGGTCCAAAAGGCGACAAGGGAGAACCTGGTCCTATCGGCCCTCAAGGTGAGCGTGGTCCTCAAGGTGCAACAGGTGATACTGGACCCAGAGGGGCAGACGGATTACAAGGCCCTCAAGGATTGCAAGGTTTACAGGGCGAGCGTGGGCGAGATGGAGAGCCAGGACCTCGTGGAGAACGAGGGGAACAAGGCCCTGCTGGCTTACCTGGACCAGTCGGACCTCAAGGACCTATTGGTTTAACTGGTCCTAAAGGTGAAAACGGTCGTGATGGTGTAGGCATTCCTCAAAGAATCAGCATCAATGGAAATATCGTGTCACTTTCAGACGGTGGTGGAAGTATTATCTTACCAGCTTCCAGTCAAAATGCTTCAACCTCATCTAGTGAGCTTACCGGTACTGGCATGCCGAATGGTAAGGTTGTAGCACCAGTTGGCACGACATACGTCGATACGGCTGTTACAAACGGCGCTTTGAAGTGGATAAAGCGAACCGGAAACCACAATCAAGGCTGGGAAGTCTTGACTGGTGATACTGGATGGCGAACGCTGAATATTGTTTCAAAACTAGGCGCATCATATCTGAAAGTACGCCGTAAAAACGACACGGTCATGTACCAATTTGGTGGCCTTTCCTGGGGCTGGTTTGGTGTAGTAAGGCGAGGTGGCCCTGGGTACTCTATCCAGCCATCTGACCGTGAAAGAAACTGCTTCATTTTAGGACTAGGTGGAGTTCCTGTTGGTTTCCGTTCAGAGTTTAGCTTGATTGGTGGGATTTACAATGACAAGGGTACACCTTACGGCACATGGTATTTAGGTGGTGTTGGAGATAGCAATATGCTGAGATTTCAGTTTACTGATCCAGTACCGACAGACCGCGATATCGGAGATATCCGAGTAAGTGCAATATCTTACTTGACTAGTGAACCTTGGCCTACAACACTACCTTAAAATGAAAGGAAAATAAAAATGGATATTGACAAAAGCAGATTAAGAACAGACTTACCACAGGTTGGCGAACAACCTTACAGACAGATTCATGCTCACTCAACGGGGAATCCAAATTCAACTGCCCAAAATGAAGCAGACTACCACATGCGCCGGCCTGTTGATTCAGGATTCTTCTCACATGTTGTAGGTGACGGTCGTGTGATGCAGACCTGGTATACAGACATGGGGGCATACGACGTAGGAGGCGGCTGGAACGTAGAGGGTTATGGACAGG